CCTAATCATTGACGAGGGTCAAGTGGATGAAATTTATAAAGACCATCTGGGCTACCCAACTTTCGGAATTGGACACTTGGTCCTTGAATCAGATCCAGAGTTTGGGCAAGATGTTGGAACCCCAGTATCAGAAGAAAGAACAATTGAATGCTTTGAGCAGGACGTACAATCTGTCCTCACTGACTGTAAAAAATTACATGATGGATGGGATGGATATCCACAAGAAGTAAAACAAGTTATTGCGAACATGATGTTCAATATGGGACTCACGCGCTTGAGTAAATTTAATAAGCACAACGCAGCGCTGCAGAGTGGTGATTGGAAAGGAGCTGCTGTAGAAGGCAGAGATAGTAGATGGCACAAACAAGTGACGAACAGAGCAGAAAGATTAATGGAACGATTAGAGAACCTTTAAAGGTTGAATCTAGCATTCCACAAGAACAACAGAAATATAAAGGTTGGTATTGGTGTTACGAAAAGAAAGGTCTTTTCAGATATTCAGACTGGCACAAAAGTTTAACGGAACTAAATTTAACTAGTTCATAGGAGAAGAAATGTCACAAGTAATAAATTTAAAAGGGTCGGAAGGTAACCTAGTATCAGATAGTAATGTTGGTTCTGCCACATTAGTACGAGTGTTGAACAATAAAACAAGTGTTCAAGTTATCACTCAGAAATCTGCAGCTGGGGCTACGTTAGCTACCGTAACATTGGCCGCTGGCGAAGTACTATATATTAAGAAGGCTCCATCAGATACTCTAATCGGTGTTGCAACGTCTTTGGCAGTAGCAGTAGCGCAGTAATTACCCATCTTAGGTCATATATGTTATAAATAACTATATGGCCGAAATCTTTGAAATAATTGCGCAGGTCGGAGCCCCCATTGCTGGGGCTCTCGCTATGGGTGCGTTTATTTTTCTCATCATTAAACAAATATTAGAAGGTCTGATCGACAAGATTAAGACTCTCACTATGTTTTGTGAATCCCTAGAGAATAGAGCCAGAACAATGGCTAATGAAATGATCAAGATTGATATGTTGGTCAGTTCAGCTTTAGAATTAAGACCCGATATAGAAAGAGTTGCTCGAGCAGAGAACTTTGTTGAAGATGGCAAAGTAGATGTACGGAGAGATTAATGGAAGAAGCTAATATATTAATAGATGGTATACAAAAATATGGTTTTCCCATAGTTGCCTGTATTGGTTTTGGATATTTCCTTTTCTATATTTGGAAATTTATTAGTGATAGAATAGAACCAGAATTGGATAAAATGCACTTTGCTTTAATAAGAGTAATTGATAGAACTAGAATGCTCGATCAGGACTTGATTAGATTACAACAGAAAGTGAATGTGGTGTTAGAATATAAAGAAAACGAGAAAAAGAAACCATGAAAATAACAGGAACACATTTAGGAGTACTATTAATATTAGTATTCTTTACAGCTCAATATGCTATGGCAGATGGAATAACATTTAAATTTAAGAACCCATCGTTTAGTGGACAGGGAACTTCTGCGCATTACTTAACTATCGAGAATCAAGAAAAATCCAGACGTGATAAGATAAAGGAAGATATACAAGCCGCTATAGAGAAGGCAGAAAGAGAAGCTAATAATACAACCCAAGCTAAGTTTTTAAGGAACTTAGAAAGTAGAATATATGCACAGATTGCAAAACAGTTAGTTGATAATATGTTTGGTAATACCGAGAGTGCTACTTCAGGATTCTTTGAGATTGAAGGTAACTCCATTACTTATGAAACTATTATTGGCGGCGGCCCAGATGGAACCGATATCATACGAATAACAGTTCTAAGTGAAGATGGCACTACTACTACACTCGATGTTCCTATCGGTGCAGGTTCGTTCTAATGAAATTAGGGTATGTGGTAGTACTGTTAGTATTAACAGGATGTGCCGGAATACCTACAGTAACTGATAGCTGCAGCACGGAGTTTATGTCAGCCTTTGGTGAATGCTTAGAAGAAGCTGAGGTAGTAACATTACCAGCGTCTGAAAGATTATCCAATCTGCCCGCGGCGAAAGAAAGACCCATTGTCGCAGTTTACAGTTTTAAAGATTTAACAGGCCAGAGAAAGAGTAGGGAGAATCTGGCAGATTTCTCTACAGCAGTAACCCAAGGAGCAGAAGCATTTGTTATTGATGCTCTAAAGACTGCAGGAAAGGGTACGTGGTTTAGAGTAGTAGAAAGAACTGGGTTGGATAACTTAGTTAAAGAAAGGCAAATAATCAGATCAGCAAGAGAGGAGTTTGAGAAGAAAGCAGAAGATAAGAAGCTACAACCATTACTCTTTGCTGGTATTATAATTGATGGTGGTATTATAGGATATGATTCCAACATTGAAAGCGGCGGCCGCGGAGCAAGATACTTAGGTATTGGTTCATCGGTCCAATATAAGAGGGATTCGATAATCGTGAGTTTAAGGGCAACCTCAACACTCACGGGTGAAATTTTGTTGAACGTGCAGACTAAAAAATCTATCTTGTCTGTAGGTGGTGGTTATGATGTATTTAGGTTCGTTGATATGGATACGAAACTAGTAGAAATTGAAGATGGTAGTAGTTTCAACGAGAGCGTTACGTATGCAACACGTGCAGCGATTGAAGAAGCAGTACTAGAGTTAATATACCAAGGGCACGATAGAGGCTACTGGGTAATAAAGGATGGCCATCGTCACCCCCATCAACATGATGGAATAAACGAGAAACATCCAATTAAGGGAGAAGAGAATGAACATGAATAAAAGCTATATTTTTGCTATGTTTGGTCTTATATCAATGTCGAATGCTATAGCAGGCGATGCGAATGATAATGAAATATTTATTGCACAGACCGGTAACAATGTTGAGCTTACTATTCGACAAATTGGTGCTGGCAACAAGTATGGAGGTGATAACTTTAGTGGAACTTCTATTGATATGACAATGACAGTTTCCGATTCATACTTGGATTTGTTATTAGATGGAGATTATAATAAAATGTTTGGTACTATTGCCACTACTGGTTCTACTATCAACAACTTTATTACTGGCGATTATAACTTGTGGAACCAAAAGATAGGTGTTGCCAATACGGCTGACACAATCACAATCGATTCTGCAATAACCGGTAGTACTAACAGCGTAGTATTTAGAGCAGGTAATGCTGACGATACTTATAACATATCTACGCCATTATGGAATCAGTCTAATGCGGAAGCATTCTGGACTGTAAGTGGAAGTACTTGGTCAAGAACTGCTTCAGGCCAAACTGCATATTGGGGTTCATGGACACCAACTGAAGGATCTGCAGATAGTTTAGACATGGATTTGGATGTTGTCGGTTCAGATAATATTATGAATGTATTTGTTAATTCATCCAATGCAACGTTTAACTGGGATGTAACTGGTTCTGATAACTGGATTCAAACTACAATGGAAGATGGTGCTGATAACAATCAAACTGTTGGAGTAACCGGAGATTATAATTTTATATTTGTAGGCCAAGACACGGGCTCAACAGTCGGGGTAACAAACAATGCAATACTTGATGCAACATTTAATACAACGCATTCGGATATCAATATTATACAGTCTGACTCTAACTAGCATATTTCTTATAGGTTCGGTTAGCGCCGAATCTATAGGAGGTATTATTGAACAGAATGGAGTCGCATCACTGGTTAGAAGTGGTGGTGAAGAGATTACAGTATCGGGTACTAAAATACCCGGTATTGAATTAAAGGATACTGCCGTTACTGGTAATGGTAGAATGCTGATTGAGTTCTTGGATGAAGAAGAACTGTCTATAATAGAACATACTCGGATCTATATAGATGAGGCATATTATGATCCAGACCCATCTAAATCTAAGATGGCAATTCGTATGGTACAGGGAACTGCTAGGTTCACTTCAGGCCGTGGAAAAAGAATTAATAAATCCAATGTACAATTATCAACACCCACAGCTGAGATAGCTATACTAGGTACTGACTTTACTACAACCATTGACGAGATAGGGCAATCGCTCATTATATTATTGCCAGATGAAAAGACTGGATTATCTTCAGGTAAGATTATAATAAGCAATGCTGGTGGTACTGTAACCCTAGAAGAAGCATATCAAGCATCTATCATATCATCATATGACCGTGCGCCTAGTTCACCCGTAGTGTTATCTGGCATCGATACAAATATGATTAGTAATATATTCATCGTTTCAGAGCCTAAAGAGATTAAAGAAGTTAAACAACAAGAAGGGATTATGGCTGAGAAGGACTCGGGTAATATACTGGACGTTGACTTCCTTGAATTCAATGAGTTAGAAAAAGATTATCTAGCATATGATGATTTAGAATTTAGTGAACTAGATATTGATTACTTGGATGTTGATTTCTTACAGGATGTATTAGATGTTCTCCAAGAACTGGATAAAGGAACTGCATTAGACCGAAGCGCTCTAAAATCTGATATAAACCTACAGGGAACTAAAGTTGGTTTTGATGTAGATACTCAATATAACAGTATAGTAGATAAAGGCGCGGATACGGTAAAATTCTTCAGAGATGTTGATGGA